CTTCCAATAGTGGAACTATGACGGTTTCGTTTGGTACATCTGCTGGTGGCCAACAATTGGTTGCGAATGCAGTCGTCGCTGACTCAAATTCAACTATCGCAGCTGGTTCATCTATGAGCGTCTTGAATGCTGTAGAAGCTGATGCATCTGGTGCACCATTTGCTGATTTTGTAGATGCAGCTGCACTTCATTCATCAGCTGCTAGAACTTTGCACGCACGGTTTGCTCAAGGTACTGGAGTTGCTGCCGCAGCCGGTGAAGTTATTGCTTTCGTGAAATATATTATTCTCAAGTAAACAATAATTTATTTATATCATAGCGTACTATTCCACCCTTCCAGCAATGGTCGGGTGGTTTTTTTTAATTTTACTAGTTTAGACGCATAATTATATTTAGCTTATCTTAAAACAACAAGGAGAATTTAAATGGCTATTAAAAAAACAACTTCCGTGAGTGTTAACTCTAAGCCAGAAGTACACAATCATAAAGACCTCGAATCAAAAATCGCTTCTTTGGAAAGCAAGATTGCCTCTATGGAAAAAGCTTTAGCAGAACACGAAGCGAAATCAGAAAAAGAGCATGCCGATCTTGCAAAGAAATGTGAAGAAAGCTGCAGCACTCAATCTGGTGGAAAAGACGCACAGCTCAGGTTGGAATTAAAAAAATACTTTTCAACTTTGAGTTCGAGTAAAATCGCAACAATCATGCCTGACTTAGATTAATCCCTATGCTCATCTGCATGTAGACATTACGAGAGGCCAACTATTATGTTGGTCTTTTTTTTTATTTATTTTTTTCCTACCCTCATGAATAATTATATGTAAAGTATTGTAGAAGGCAAAATTTCACTAAGGGTATGTAGGGTTTTTTGTCTATATTTATATACATGCGGAGATAACAATGGCTACATTTGCTAACACATCAAATCCGACGCCTTTTGCAGCGTTCGATTCAGATACACAGTTTCAATCCGAGGCTGACTCAATGTTTACGTTTGTTCGACGTAAATTAGGTGATGACATATTATCTGTTGAGCTTACCAAAAAACAAGTTTGGGCCTGTTTAGAAGAGTCCGTATTTGAATATGGCAAATTCGTCAATGAATATATGGCAAAATCTCAACTAGCCAATATGTTAGGCGGTGCAACTGGATCTCTATCGGGAAGTCAAGCAAGGTTTCCTAGAGAAACACTAGAATTTCTTATGAGGAAAGCCGAACCCTACGCTACTCACGCAGCTGTAGGTGGTTCTCATAACGTAGTTAGTGGGTCAATTGTATTAACTGGCTCTAAGCAAGACTATGACATATATACGGATCTAAAAGACGAAGACGGAAATCTTATAGTTGATAATGCTACAAACTCACCGAAATCAAAAATGAGGATTTTTGAAGTATATCACTTTAATCCGCAAGCGGCCTACCGGTTCTTCGATACGACGTCTGCGATTAACTATCTTAATAATGAATTTAGCTTTGAATCGTTTACACCGGAAACGGTATTTTATGTGTTACCTGTTTTTGAAGACGTTCTTCGTGCCGGGCAGATGGATATATCAAATCGTGTAAGGCGATCAAATTTTAGCTACCAATTAATAGGCACTAAATTAAGAGTATTCCCTAGGCCTTCAGCAACATCTGCTGGGAAAAAACTGTGGATGATGGTTGGATTTCAAAATGATGCCTTAAGCCCAGCTTTCACAGACGAAACTTTAGATGGCATCTCAAATCCTAGTAATTTACCTTATGGAAATATTGCCTATAGCAACGTAAACTCTATGGGGAAACAGTGGATCAGGCAATATTGTTTGGGCTGTTCAAAAGAGATTCTAGGTTTAGTTAGATCTAAATTTACTTCCGTACCAATACCAAACGGTGATCTTTCGTTAAATGGTTCAGATCTAATAAGCCAGGGCAGAGAAGAAAAAGACAAATTAAGAACAGAGCTTAGGGAAATGTTCGATTCCCTGACCTATGATAAGTTACTCGAGACTCAGGCTGCCGAAGCTGGTAACTTACAAATTATTTTAAAGACAGTTCCAATTCCGTTAGGCAAAGTCATAACAATAGGCTAGGAGAAACCTGATGGCAAGATTATTTATAACATCAAGAGAGATTGATTTAATATCCGATCTTACAAAAGAAATTCACAAAGATATCATTGGCCAAGTAATCTACTATTATTCGGTAAGAGACGATATTACGAAAGTACACGACGTTTATGAGGAAGCAATTGATAAAATATTTGATCCCCCTATTGAAATAGACGCTAGATTAGAGTGGTCTGCCAAAGAAATAAACACAGATAGATTTGGCCATCATTCGACGTACAATATTTCAGCCTACTTACACTATAGAGATGTTATAGATAGGGGTTTGGAGATTAGAGAAGGAGACTACTTCTCGTTTGGGGATAACTTTTTTGAAATAGTTTCATCAAAGTATGACTCGCTTGTCTTTGGGCAGGTTGAACATGTTACAGGTTACGTACTGATGGGTAAAACAGCTCGCAAAGGACAGATTGATGTCAGACCAATCGGTCCGACCGAAGAGGCATATACGGATACTGATGCCGTACAAGAATCTTTTACGCAACAAAGAGGGGATTCACAAAAAGGAGACAGGCGAGAATTAGTAAAAGATGAAGTAATTCCTTCTCCTGAAACTGGTGCAAAGTCTATCAATAAGAAAGATTCTTCTAGATCATCATTTTATGGAGATCAGTAATGTCAACTAGTTATACAAAACCAAGTATATCTCCAGCATCCAGCAACCCTTTATATAGATCTAGTATACCAGAAGATTTTACTTTACCTTCGTGTGGAATAGAAGATGTTGATAGAGCTATCTTTAACCTTTTTGAAAGTCAGATTCCATTATATTCTAAAATTAAGGGTGAAACTAAACGCATTCCGGTTATATTTGCTACTGGGGAACGTGCCTTTGTTCTGCGTAGGAATAAGCCATTAACTGATAAAAACGGAGCCCTTATTCTTCCATTGGTCTCTATTCTTAGATCTGGACTTGATCAAGGACCAGCAGCCGGCGGATTCGGTGTTTCTCCTGGGGATGGAATGCTAGAAATAAGCAGAAGAAAATATATAGATTCAATGGATATCTACAGTGAACAAAATCTCGAGGGCCTTTTAAACCAGTCAAATGTAGTTAACTCAGATAAACACAATGGTCCTTCTAGAAGAAATTATAGAAGAAACTTTGGTGGAGCAGTTATCAATAATAAAGGAGACGCCCCGGTAACTGAAATAATATCGATTCCATCACCTAGGTATTTTAGTGTCACATATGATGTAACCTTCTGGGCACAATACCTTCAGCAGATGAATGATATGCTTGAAGCAGTTATGTCGACCTACAATATTAATCCATCTAGATCATTTCGGATGGAGACTGATAAAGGATATTGGTTTGTTGGATATGTAGACCAGGCGTTTAATGGAGACCTTAATTTTGACTCTATGACAGAAGCTGAAAGAATAGTTAAATATAATTTTAGTATTTCCGTTAATGGGTACATAATTAATCCTGACTTCCCTGGTTCACAAAGTACTTTGAGGCGAACATTGTCGGCACCGAAAATATCATTTGATACAAAATTAAACAATTCTTCGGCTCAAACAATAGTTGGCGTTTTAAGTGGTGAACCAGAACATTATATTAACCAAGATCTAGAAACAATCGACGAACCGTCCCCTGGTTCATCTGTAGGCAGAAGAAGAATTCCGTCAGTTGGGATAACTGCAACCACCACCTCCGCTACTTTAGAAGGCGACATAGGATTAGAAAACTCAGCATCGGCAACAATCGGCGGGCAATCTCTGCCTGCAGCCGTAAACAACCCAACCGAGTACGTCAGACTAGAAAGATATACTGATCCGTTTACGGGTGAGACTAATTATAGAAAAGTTTTATTAAAAACAGAAAATTCAAGACAAGGTGAGCAGGTACATAAATTAATTAATCTAGGTGATTAAAGGTTTAAGTATTTCAAACGAATAATTAAAGATATGACAAGGAGAAAAAATTATGGCAGAACAAACTTTTAGAAGCCCAGGATTCTTTGAACAAGAGATAGATCTCTCAACGAGGACTGCGGCTCAGCTAGGAACGCCAGCTGGTATTATTGGAACATCTGACTTCGGCCCGGCTTTTGTGCCTGTTACGGTTGGTACTTTCGGCGACTTTGAAACAAAGTTTGGCGGGTTAAACCCTAATCGCTTTGGACCTTACGCTGTTAAAGAATTTTTAAAATACAGAAATGCTGTAACTTTTACCCGGGTCTTAGGAGCAGGATCCAATACAACGACTGGTGATATAGCTAATTATCAACTTGGTGGTATTGTAAAAAACGCCGGATTTAAAGTTACACCAACTGGCACTAAAGCAGCCGGTACCGGGCAAAAAGCAGGTAGTGTGGTCTTCTTAGCTGCAAAGCATACAGTACCGGCTAACTCAGACATTGGGTTCCCTGTTTTTACTGACAACGATTCTTTTGCTAACGTAAGAGACATTAACGTTCCTGCAAAGACCGTAATCACTCTTGGCGCTAATATGGCCAATTCGAATACTATTTCTATTACGTTTGGCTTTGGCACAACTGCTCAAGTAATTACTATGAATGCAGGGGCTGGAACAACTAGTACGTCTTTTGGATCAAACGCTGCTGCTCTTTATTTGGCTAACCAGGATGATTCAACTAAGACTGCTGCCGCTATTGCCGTCCTTGCTAACGCTGTTACTGGGTATACTGCTACTTCTGCATTAGGTGTTATAACTATTACAGCTGATACAGCGGTCAAGACAACCAACGATTTTACGCTTGCTCAAGGTGGTGGATTTACCAATGCATCATTTGCAACGACTGTGGGTGATTCTACTACAGCTACCGCTGACACAGCTTTTCTCATCCGCGGTGGTATTATGACAACCACGGGATCAAAAGTCTATGTGTTTGACACTGCTGATTTTGCAGCAGCTGAAGCTGCTATCACAACAGAACTCGCCGGACCTGACGCGTCTCGAAGATTTAAAATAGGCATATTCTCTTCGCTTGGCCAAACTTTTGGAGACGACGATGGAGTTAACGGGTTTAGAATGTTTACAGCATCCCTGGATCCTAATGATGCATATTATGTTGGTAAAGTCTTAAATACAGACCCAGACCAATTTGCTACAGAACAACACTTATTGTATTGGGACTACTCTGTAGAAGATGAATTAGCTCAAGTTAAAACTGCTCCTGGTAGTATCGCTTTGGTTTCTGGATCTGCATCCTCTGTTACTGGCGCTGGTGCAACTGTTACAAACTACAACGAACTATATGGAAGAT